GAAACTTGTATGCAACCGAGTTGTTCTTAGGTAGTGATAATTTATATGTCAAGTTAGCAAATACAGGTAATGTTGTTATCAACAGTAATGATGCCGTGGGCAACTCGGCACAATGGACGTTTGGCGCGGATGGTGATTTGACAATACCAGGCGGTGCTAAAATAGCAGATAATAGCAGTAGTGGTATCCAGTTAATTGCTGGGGCAGGTGGTACGGTCAGGTTAGCATCTAATAACGATGCTTATTTTTGGATATTTAAAGAAACTGGCGAAACACAACTGCCATTAACAAGTGTAGATGGTTACGAAGGTGGTCATTTAACTGCTCTGGGGAATGTAATTGTAAACGCCAATGACAATTTCTGGAAATTTGGTCAAACCGGTCAATTAACTGTACCCGGAGCAATACTTACATCAAGCGCCAGTAAGTTGGATCTTGTTGGCTTTGGTCCTAACACAGCATACTTAACAACCACAGCAGATGATAGCACAGCATTGTTTATGGGTGCAGCCGGTGTTGATTTACGTGCCAGCGAAACTATTAGTATTGCCACTAACACTGATGATATTACGTATACATGGACTTTTGACGCAGAAGGCAATTTAACGTTACCCGGCAATTTAACTACATCTTCGAACATAAAAGCAAATTACTTCTTAGGTAATTTTGTAGGTAATATATCTGGAAATATTAACTCTAATGTTAATGGTTTTGCTATCGGTTATAGAGATATTCCTCAGGTTGTGTTTACTAGCAATTCTACGTTAGCACTGACTGATGCGGGTAAACATTACTACAGTGCCAATTCCGCAAATGTAATTACTATTCCAAATAATACCACAGTAAGCTTCAATATAGGAACCGCAATCAGCATCGTCCAGCAAGGTACTGCAAACTTGACTGTAACTCCAGGGTCAGGAGTAACATTGTATTTGGCTGGAAACAGTACATCAGCATCCAGGACCTTGGGTAACTTTGGTATGGCCACTCTGATGAAAGTAGGAACAGACACTTGGTTCATTAACGGCACAGGAGTTAACTAATGTCTGGCATTATGCAGACCGCTGTGGGAAATTGGAAACGTGCAGTGGCAGCCGCCTCAGGCCCCACATTGGTCTATGATTTAGATGCAGCCAATTATTCATCTGTACCTGTAAATGGTTCTACCGTAGCGGGAACAGGTGCATTTACTATCACAGTAGCCAATGCTGGCGGCAGTATCACTTGGCAATCTTCCAACGGTGGGGTATTTAGAAAAAGCACCAGCTCTGGCACTGATGTTATCTATGGTGGTCCTGACTATGTTACCGGACAAAGTTACACAGTGTTCATGGCCTACAAGCGTATAGCAACATCCAGTGGACGACTGTTGAACACACAAAGCGAAGCCAGCAAAGACTGGCTCATGGGCCTGTACAACGGCCACGACCAAACATTCTATCCTAACTTTGCAGTTAACCTGCCGTCATCGGGTGCTGATCTCTTCTGGCATCTTGATTTTGCGACTTGGAATACCTCAACAGGTCTAGGACAACTATATTCTGCAACCAGTGTCTCGCCGTCAAGCGTGGCATTTTCTGCAACCAATGCCGGTGGCGGAGGTTTCGATCAGTTGCGATTGTTCAGTCGTTCATCAGGCAGTGAAGTACAAACGGCTGATATAGGATTTATCAAAGTCTATAACGGGGTGTTGGATTTGGCCACAGTACAATCCTTGTACGCAACCTACAAAGCTAGATTTGGTTACTAACCACATATTAATATAAATAACAATAACAACAGGATTTTAGATATGGCATCATATACAATAGTAACAGCAACAGCGGCAAATGTAGCTGGTAACACTAACACCATAGCCAGTACAAAAGTTAAAATAGTAGCAAATGCAGCCTGCGTTTATGCTATTAATGCACCGGCAACACTTACTGCAAACGTGGGCGCAATGATTCCCGCAAACTTTCCCACATACATAAACATGACGGGTATTGGAAACAGAATTTCAGTTTTGCCAGTTGCTGGCGGCAGCACTGCTATTACACTAACAGAATGTGGTACAGTATATCAAAGTGCAGTAAATCAAAATAGTACAACCTTTTTAAATACATAATGCGTATATCAGAATTAATTGGCGATTTTGCAGATATGTTTGGTCAATCAAAAGCACCAGAACAACCTGTCATTGGCGGCATTCATATAGAAATACTTAATAGACCCGATGTGCATGAAGTAGAGGCGGACACAGAAGATAATACCGATACCACTACTATGGTGGCACCACTACAACAAAAATTGGAACTATTAAAACGTGCAGTTGGTGTTGAAAACATGTATGATGATATGAGCTACAATGATGATCTGAATCACATTTTAAAAATAGCAGGTGTACCAACTGCCACAATTTTTGATGCAGGTGATGATGAACCGTTAGACTCATAATGGAGTCCGGCGATGTCCACAAATACGTATACTCAAGACTTTTTTACAGATAGACGAAATTATGCGGACGGCAACGTTCGTATAGGTCAAATGGATCGTCTTTGGTATGATCCTATAACAAACACTATTCGTATCGGCGACGGTAATCCAGGTGGTAGAATAGTTGGTTTTGGCGGTAATGGTACTGGTACTTTTAATTACAATGTTAGAACAGTTACCACAGATTATACTTTTGTAGATTCGGATTATTATGTGGGAGTACAATCAAACACTGCTATTACAATTACATTGCCCGTTGGACAAGAAGGAAGAATCTGTGTGATCAAAGATCAAAGTAGTAATTGTAGCATACATAATTTAACCATAAATCCTCAAGGTTCAGACACAATAGACAATCAAAATTCAGTCATACTAGCATTAAATAATGCCGCAGTGGATATGATATATACTAATGGCGGCTGGAGAATAATATGACATATCTATTCAGTAATACAAGTTCAATATTTCAAAGTAATGGTACTGCTATTACTGAGGTAAATCCACTACCGGTAACACTGGGTAGTTCTAATATCAATATTATTGGAAACATAACCATACCGACTACAGTAAATGTGGCTAGTAGTCCTGAAAATCCCGTACATACCCATATAACTGAGGTCGGCACAACAGGTAATTTACAGGTTCCTTACTTGCCTATAGACGGTAATGTTGTGGTTACCAGCGGAAATATTATAATTACTAGCCTGCCCAACATTAATGCAACTGTTGTAAATAGTATTACCGTTAGTTCTATTACAAGTAATGTAAATGTTAATCCAATTACGGGTAATGTTGGAATTATTGGTAACGTAAATGTTACGCAAGGCACAACTCCATGGGTGGTAACAGGTAATGTTGGAATAACTGGTACGGCAAATGTTGTTTTAGTTGATGATGCTAACGTAATAATTTCAGGATTCAGCGGATCAACGGCTGATGCATTCGGTAGATTGCGTGTAAGCGAACCATATACACTATTTGATACTCAATCTCGCTATTACGATCACGGTCAGTTTAGCAATGCTATATCGGGCACAGGCAACGTGGTCTATGTTGAAAACCAAAGCAGTTTTCAACTCAATGTAGGATCAACCAACGGTGATTCGGTCATCCGTGAAACCAAAAAAGTATTTCCCTACCAACCTGGCAAAAGCCAACTCACACTGAACACATTTTGTTTTGCTACACCCAAAACTGGATTGCGGCAGCGTGTAGGTCTGTTCGGCGCTGCTGACGGTGTGTTCTTTGAAAACGACGGAACTTTCAACTACATGGTGATCCGTTCAGGATCAACTGGTGTGGAAGAGCGTGTGCGTCAAGACGCCTGGAACGGCGACAGACTTACAGGCACGGGCGGTACCACCAATCCATCAGGAATTACATTGTATCCAGATCGCACACAGATTTATTATGCTGATGTAGAGTGGCTGGGTGTAGGGTCAGTGCGTGTGGGATTTGTTATTGATGGTGTGTTTATCATTTGTCATACATTCAATCACGCCAACCAGCCTGGCAATACCCGTGTGTATATGACCACTGCTACCTTGCCCATACGTTACGAAATTACCAACACAGCCAACACTGCCAGCGCCAGCCAGATGACACAGATCTGTAGTACTGTGATCAGTGAAGGTGGCTACAACAATTTTGGAACTACTCAAACAGCAGGCACCGGCACCACACAAAAACGTTTAACTAATGCCAACACTTACTATCCTATTGTTAGCATTAGATTGGCACCAACTAGATTAGATAGTATTGTGTTTCCTAGACAGATTGATGTGCTGAGTCCCAGTGTAAATTATTATCGTTGGACTCTGCTGGAAAACGCTACACTGACTGGAGCAACTTGGGCTGGAACTAGTCCAACTGGTACAGTACAATATGACCTGGCCGCAACTGCGGTCAGTGGTGGCATAGAAATACAAACAGGATATGCAAGTGCTAGAGAATTGACGCAGTTGAGTGCAACAGATTTCTTTCAATTTCAACTTGGTAGAACCCTGGCAGGTGTCAGCGACACAGTGACCTTGGCTATAGCAGCCACCGCCAACAACGCAGATGTCTTGGCTGAACTTGGCTGGCAAGAATTAACATAATGTTTGATCCATTTAAACAAGCTAAACTACAAAACGCATATCAATCCATGAAGGAGTATAACCCTGTTCCTGAGAAAGATATGACACTAGATGAATTAAAGCGTTTAAGCGGGTCAGGTAAAATCACAGGTGAATCAACAGCACCGATTGATACTCAAGAAGAATTTTCGTTCATAATTCAATTAGAAAGAGAACCATTTACTAGTGTTACTTATGAATATTTGATCACTGTGGCCACTACAGGTACCAATCAAGATATATATGCCAGTATAGAATGGCAAGAAGTAACTTGATAAAATATTTGATTTCTGTAAAAGAGTAATATAGAATAGCTATAGTCTAGCTATAGACTGTATTAAACTTTACTTAAAAATCAAAATTTGGAAAGAAGTTTCAATTGATAAATCAAATATCTGATTTTACAGATCAACTGTGGCGTCAAGGTAGAAAAACAAGACCATCCCAAGCAGGTTGGATATCAGGCAATGCCGTTTGCTGTCATCACAACGGACATAATACAGACACACGTGGCCGTGGTGGCTTTCTGCCCAATTCAAATGGTGCAATATCATATCATTGCTTTAATTGTGGTTACAAAACAAGCTATACTCCAGGAAGAACACTCAGCTTCAAATATCGTAAATTATTGAAATGGTTAGGCGCTACCGAAAACGACATTCAAAGATTGGTAATTGAAAGTGTACGTTTAAAGAATATTGTAACGCCAGAAGAAAATATTGAAGTTGAGGAATTTACTTTTGATCCTAGGCCACTACCAGAAAATGCACACAATATCATTGAGCTTGCCCGTTCGAATACAGAATTATCATCTCAAGTTGTTAAAGTCATACAATATGTCTATGATAGATCAATTGATTTAGATGCTTATAATTTTTATTGGTCAGACTTGCCCGAGTATAAATTAAACTATAGAGTGATTATTCCTTTCTATTACAACGATAAAATTGTTGGTTACACGGCACGTTCAGTCGATGATGGTATAAAACCAAAATATCATAGTGATCATCCAGGGCATTTTGTTTTCAATTTAAATAAACAACACAAAGATAACTCTTTTGTGTTAGTTACCGAAGGTCCATTTGACGCCATGAGTATTGATGGTGTTAGTACTCAAACTAATGACATATCAGAACAACAAGCAGACATCATTGAATCGTTAGGTAAAAAAGTTATTGTAGTACCTGATTTTGATAAGCATATCAATAAACAAGGCCGAGAGGTATGGCCAGGTGAAGTAACTATCAAACGTGCATTGGAATATGGATGGAGTGTAAGTTTCCCTGTGTGGCGCAGTGAGTGCAAAGATGTCAACGCCGCGGTGATGAAGTATGGCAAATTATTTACATTGAAATCTATTTTAGAAGGAGTAGAATCAAACTCTATAAAAATACAAATCTTGATGAAGAAAATAAAATATGAGTAATAAAGAATACGATATACCAATTCAAAAACTATTTCTGGAAATGATGTTGCAAAATTCAGAAATGTATGTGCGAATTCAAAACATCTATAACCCAGAAAACTTTCATAAGAGCTTAAAGTCCGTAGCATCGTTTATTAAAGAACATACAACTAAATTCAACACGCTACCAAATCTACAACAAATTAAGGCCGTAACCAATCAAGATTTACAAGAAGTACCTGATTTAAATTCCAATCACTATGACTGGTTTATGTCTGAGTTTGAAAGTTTTACGAAAAAACATGAGCTAGAACGTGCTATTCTAAAAGCAGCGGACATGATTGAAAAGGGCGATTTTGATCCAGTTGAAAAACTAATTAAAGACGCAGTTCAAATCAGTCTTACAAAAGATATGGGTACAGATTACTTTGCTGATCCACGTGCCAGACTAATGAAAATAAAATCTAATAATGGTCAGGTTAGTTCTGGTTGGCCAACATTAGATAAACGTTTATTTGGCGGAATGAATCGTGGTGAACTTAACATATTTGCCGGTGGTTCTGGTAGTGGTAAAAGTTTGTTTATGCAAAACATAGCCATAAACTGGATTTCACAAGGATTAAATGGAATCTATCTCACACTTGAACTAAGTGAAGAACTATGTGCAATGCGTATGGACAGTATGATTGCTGGCATTGCCACTAAAGAAATATTTAAAGACCTAGATGATCTAGAAATCAAAGTAAAGATAGTTGGTAAAAAATCAGGTAAATTACGAATTAAGTATATGCCTGCACAAAGTAATGTAAATCAAATTCGTGCCTACATAAAAGAGTTAGAAGTTCAAACAGGACAACGTGCAGATTTTATAATGGTAGATTATCTAGATTTGATTATGCCCGTAAGTGCAAAAGTAAGCCCTTCAGATTTGTTCGTTAAAGACAAGTATGTAAGTGAAGAATTGCGAAACTTAGCCAAAGAAGTTAACGTATTGCTAATAACGGCTTCGCAGTTAAATCGTTCGGCAGTTGAAGAAATTGAATTTGATCATAGTCATATCAGTGGTGGTATTAGTAAGATCAATACGGCAGATAACGTTTTCGGCATTTTTACAAGCAGAGCCATGCGTGAACGTGGCAGATATCAAATTCAATTAATGAAAACACGTAGTAGTAGTGGTGTTGGTACTAAAATAGATTTAGATTACAACATTGATACTCTACGTATTACTGATCCAGGCGAAGAGGCGCAAGGCACGCCAGGTAATGTTAAACCTCAGATTGGTAGTATTATGAGTTTGATCAAGGCAAAATCAGTTGTAGATCAAGAAACTGGTGAAATCAAGTCCGTAGAAGGCACAGCACAAAGTACGAAATTAAAAAGCTTACTAAACAATCTTAAGTTAAACAAAGATTGATTTATTTTTATTACTTAAAATAAATACATAGTATAACTAACTTGGAGCTATATTTTGCAAAGAAAAACTCGTAGTATTTTGGAAGAATTAGATTCACTTAAAATCCAAAAAGATAAAAATGCGATTATAGAATCAAGAGCCCAGCATGTAATACAGGGCGCAATTAATCTAATTAATTTCATAAAAGAAAATTACAACACTGAACAAGCTGACGAACTACAACGTAGACTACTTAATAGCATTAGAAATCAAGACACCACTAAGTTTTCTCGGGGTATAAAAAGGATTCATAATGAAAGTAAGTAAATTAAAAAGTAAAGTCAATGAAGGATTCTGGTCAGATTTTGCACAGGGAAAAGCTAAGTTTGGTCGATTTTTTCAACAGAATGCAGAGTTGCGAAATGATCCAAGAGTTATACAAAAGGTAGCACAAAAAGGTTTTTTGGATTTTCGTGATCGTTTAGGTGCTGCCGGCATTAATTTAAAAAATGCTGCCTCTATCAGTACACCCGAGGTACAAGATCAAATCACAAATAACTTAGAAGAATATGTCAGACAGTATATGGCAGGTGGAGATTATGGCGAGGTGCAGAACAAAATAGTAACCGCCATTGAAAAAGTACCACTACCAACCAAAATTGACGAACGAACAATTTATAAATATTTTGAAGATACGGCAAAAGTTCGTGCAGAAGTTTTAATACAGCACGATCAACAGTTGTCAGTTAAATCAACACCTGATTCCATAAAACTACTACAATCTAAAATTGATCCAACTAAAGAGTTAGTTTTTCCATTCAATGGTGCTACAGTTGTAATTAGAAAAAACAAAGAAGGACTAGGATCTAGTGTTTATATTGATGATTGGTCTAAATTAGGCACAACATTACCATCACCAAAATCTCAAAAAATTTATCCTCATACTAATCCGTTATACGAACTAACTGACAGTAATGATGAAGCTGAACACGCAGAGCATGAAAAAAATTTAGATAAAATTTACAAAGAATTTGTTAGATTAACTCCAAAACCAGTTCAAAAATCCATGTTCAGCGACAAACTTAAAAACCTTGTCAGATTACAACTAAGTCTAAATGATAATCAAGAGATAAATTTTCAACATGTTTTTTCGGCTACCAGGGCTGGAGGATCGCCGGTGCTGGTTATAATCAGAAAACTAGGAGTATATGTCTCAAACTATGTTTCAACATCAACTTCTACTGCTCTGCCACCAAAAATAGATTTACGACCTCATGGAGAAATGTATGAAGTTAAACGTCCAGAAAATTTAGAAAAAATTTATGACGTATATGTGGCTGAAGGTAGTCCACCACCACAAGATTACGAAGAAGAACCTTTGGAATAACCTATGAAATTATTTGAATTACAAAATATATCTCCTAAATGGCAACTTACTGAAGCACGGCGAGGCAAAGACTTTCATATAGAACATTTAGAAGATTTGATTTTTAGTGAAGGATTTAACGGTGTCAAACGTGCGTTCAACTATGTAGAAACTTTACGTAAAATGTTTGCTGTTGGACAAGGCAAAATAGAAAAAGTCAAAGCAAAATGGGATGGTTCGATAGATATAGTATGTGGCACTGATCCTACCGATGGTAAATTTTTTATTGGCGACAATCAAGTATTTGAAGTAAAAGAAGCCGCATGCAAATCTACATCCGAAATAGACAAATTTTATCGTGAAGACGAACTGTTAGCCAAAAAACTAAAAGTAGCATATAAGTTTTTGTCATCCCTAGAAATAGGTTCAGTATTAGCTGGTAAATTACTTTTTACAGCAGATGATATCTTGATTTCAAATATTGATGGCAAACAAATGTATACTTTTACACCTAACAACACTACATATGCTGTAGTAGTTGATAGTGAACTAGGAAATACTATTAGTCAAGCCAAAATAGGTTTGTATTTTCATACAACATATGAAGGCAATAATTTATTAGATATGATACCAACATATGATGCAAATATATCTGGCATTAAACAAAATAAAAATGTTTGGTTAGAAAACGAAACTTACAAAGATTATACAGGGATTGCCAGTTTTACTCCAGAGGAAAATGCAAGAATACTAGTTGGTTTGCGTAAAGGTGCGTCAACTATAACTAAACTTGATCCAACAAAATTTAATGCAATAATTAATAACGTAGATTTTTCTAGTTACATGCGAGATTTTGTCCATGATAAGATGCGTGATAGAGAAATGTTAATTGATCCTATGCGTTTGTTGAAAGATTTCATAGAATATTACAGAAAAAAACACGCAGAGAATGGCGAAGGTCAAAACAACAAAAAAATTGAAATTGAGAAATTCATAAGCGATAACTTAAATGCCATTTTAGGTGTATTTTCTATTTACAAAAAACTAATCGAATTGAAAATTCTACTTCTAGATAAAATTAAACAGGTAGAGGCCACGGGGGTATTCGTTAAAGACGATAACGGTTATAAAATAATCACATCTGATGGCTTTGTTGCGATTGGTCATGATCGTGGCATAGTTCGTTTAGTGAATAAAATTGAATATAAAGAGAATTTATAATGAGTCAGAATGTTTTTAAACTAGCTGACGGCACATTAATGTGTCGTAGAATTAATCGTGAAGAAATAATGCCAACTATCAAATGGTTAGAAAAAATAACTGGCATTGATTTTAGTAAAGAGGTAGATGCCAAGGGCATACCAATTAAGTGGCTAGGCACAACTGGAAGAAAACCCAGCAGTGGAGATTTGGACTTAAGTGTTAGTGAAGGTGATGTTACAAAAGAACAATTAAAAAATACTCTAATTCAATGGGCATTAAAATCAGGAATATCGTCTAACGATATCATGAATACAAAGGTAGATCGTGCTAATTGGATGCAAATGTCTGGAGATAATATTCATTTTAGAGCACCTATAATGGGTGACGAGAAAAACGGCTTTGTTCAAACTGATTTTATGTTTAGTCCAGATCCAGTATGGCAACAATGGAGTATGCGAGGTGGTCTTGCAGATAGTCCTTATCGTGGCATGCATCGTCATGTGTTGTTAGCTAGCATCGCTAGAGCGCAGAACTACAAGTACAGCTATAAAAATGCCCTCATTGATCCTACCACTGATCAGACTATAACTAAGAACCCAAACGAAATAGCTAAGGCCCTATTAGGACCAGACGCAACTGCCGTTGATATAGAGACTACAGAAAATATTCTAAAGAAAATTAGATCACGGCCTGACTACGCAACGTTGACTGCTGCTGCCCGTGAAACACTAAGCAAAGAAGGTGTAATGTTACCTGAATCTATCAATGTTGAATCCGTTAGTTGGTTAAGACATCTTATAGATACTTGTGATCGATAAGGATAAACTATGAAACGATTTGTTGAATATTTAGCGGAAGCAATAGGTGATGGTCCTCGCATACCTCATCCCGAAGATGCCATATTTCTTGGCTCAGATGAAGCTATGCAAGCAGCATTGGCACTAGAAGAAATTGTTAATAATCCATCAAGTGGAACAATTAAGTGGGACGGCGGAATAGCTCTTTATTTTGGAAATAATGAACGTGGTGAGTTTTTCATAACAGACAAATATATGCCAGCTAAGGGAGTTTATCCAACAAGTCCAGACGGGTGGCGTGAATACGATGCAAATCGTGGTGCTAATCGTACTGATCTTTATGCAAAAATCGATGCAATATGGGACGGATTAAAACGTAATGTTGGCAATTCACCAGGTGTTTTTAAAGGTGATTTGATGGCTATAAATCCAACTGGGCTAAAATCTGAAAATGGTGTATTCGTTTTCAGTCCAACAACAGTCAAATACACGGTTCCAGAAAATTCCTACATTGGCAGATTACTACAAAATAAAGTTGCTTTGATAGTGGTACATGAGTATGATGGTGCGCCATGGGATGGCAAATCAGCAATGACTAATCGTAGTAATGTTGCAGTTATTTCGCCTAATGCGGATAATAGTTTTGAACTGCCAAACAAAAATGCATTAATATCCATTGTGCGCAAAGCAATTACTACTATATCACGTTACGGTGCAGCCAGCGATAAATTCATAAATAGTCTAGATAATGTTGCGCGTAAATTGATTGCTCAATATTTAAATCACGTTCGCACTAAGCAAACAACTGATGATTTGCCTACATGGCTAGAGCAAAATTCAAACAAAAAACAATATAACAATTTAATAGGTGTAGATGGCAATGGTTATTTGCCTCAAAATCGAGACGGACTAATGGCATTAAATGCAATTTGGAAAAGTATTTTTGATGCAAAAATTGCATTAGTTAACGCTTTTGAAAATCAAGTTCGTGGTTTTAAACAGGAAACTATAGCTGGGCCAGGAGGCGAAGGTATTGTATTTCCTACTAGTAAGGGACTGATCAAACTAATAAATCCTAATTTTGGCATTGCTCATTTTTCAAAGGAACATTGACGAAAAACGCTATATTTTTTAAATTTGATAAATAAAATTATGCGTATATCGCAGCAAACATAAAGGAAATTAAAATGCCAGTTTTTACACGTACAAATGGTAATGCACAAAATGTTGTTAGCGTTGGCAACATTGCATTCAGCACAGAAGCAAGTTCATTAGGAGTACCTATCAGCACAGGTATCGGTAAGCCAATTCAAGCTTTCAGCGTAAACTCAAACGTTGCACTTACAACCGCACTAGGCACTGGTGAGGCAGTAGAAGCAATTCTTCGCACAATCGGATTAAACAGTACACTATTAGCCTATCAGGTAAGCAGTGCTGGTATCGGTGGTGTCACCAACGGTCTTGTTAGCGTAGTCATCGAAGAAAGCAGTTGGGACGCAACTGATTTACAGGCAAACATTGTTGCTCTAGGTACAGTTAGTGGCGTTAACTTGACTGGTGTCAAGGTAGCTCAGCCTGGTCTAAGATTTGTTACCACTGCTGGTGCTTAATTAAATCTGTTTAACAGTAAACAAGGGACATTTAATGTCCCTTTTTTATTTCCAATAAATAAATCTATGAATCTATCTAGTTTATTGAGTATTGAAAATTCATGGATTTGTGTAACTTTAATGGACATTACGTCAACTACAGTTACTCGCGGAGAATCAATGCAAAGACATCAACAAAGAAATTGGGAATCTCTATTGCAGGCTTTATCATTAAAAACTCAAATTGAAGTAGCATTGGCTCCCGAAAAAGTAGAAAATTTTGAGATTAAGAAATCAAATATTTTCGGTAATTTTTACGATCAAGTGCAAACTGTTTGGGCTTTTGGGTTTTATAGTGAATCTAATATATATACCGAAGAGTTATTGATAGAGGATTGTGACAATATTCCAATGATTACTGGATTAGAGGAAACAGCAAGATTTATGCTACCTCTAACTCATACTCGTGGTACATTAAAAAACATTCACTTTATGCAAACTCCACTATTGATATTTGATAAATAATTGTTATATGTGCGGAATTTTTGTATGAACATTACTACTGAAATAGAAAAAAAGAATTTGGAGGCTCATGTGGAACTTTGTGCAGAACGCTATAAAAGCTTAGATGCCAAGCTAGACACTGTTGAAAGAAGAGTTTCAGATGTTGAGAGAAAATTAGAAATCAAAATGGACGCCGTAGAATCTATTCTAGATGACATCAAAACAATAATCACTAACATGCAACAGAAACGAGATCGACAGTTAATAAATTGGGGCATAGGTATAATTACAAGTTTAATAAGTGTTGTTTGCTTTTTGACTTGGCATTTAATAACTAAAACACCATGAAAATAGTAGAACTAACTAACAATTTAAGTATTGCGCTAACTAATGAAGAGGCGAATTTTCTACTGCATTTCAATAAAAAAGATTCATCAAAATATAAATCAGATTTGTCCGAAAGACAAATTTTAATCGCTAATCAATTAGTAAACAAAAATGTATTACAAAGAACAAAACAAGAAGACAGAATCGTCTACAAACGAGCAAATAGGTAAAATTTTAATTGATACTACCGTCAAAAAATTAGATGATTGGGTGTTTAAAGAACTAGAAAAATTAAAGCATGGTGAATTTCCAATCTGCTTAGAGTTTGATGATAAAACGTTATATATCGGTGGCATTTTTATTAAAACGTTAAACAAAAACATGCACAAGGTCTATAACAATGAACAAACCATACACGTTTTTTACAGTAAATACGCTAGCATTCTATACACACTACTTACGCACATTAGATATAACAAATTAGCATCCAACATTTTAGAAAAAGATAAATTAGTCGCAAAAAATTATGACGATATGCAGTACTATAAAAAAATGCAGACTAAATTAGTTAAAAGCAAAAAAACATCT